TTTCTTAACACGTTGTTTCTGAGTCGACTTAGGCATAATTCCCATAGCAGTCAATTCTTTCTCAGTCCATATCTCGAAGTGCCAACCTCTGTCAAGCGCGTACTCGGTTGCTGCCTTCCATTTAGACTGATTCTTGACGTATGTTAGACTTTCGTTCAATAACGTCTTACGTGTCTTCCCTTGTTTCTTAGCAGGGCGTAGAGTCTCTTTGTGAGGTTTTACTTCTACTAAAATTTGACGACCGTCTCTATACTGTATCGCAAAGTCAATAAAGTATCTGTGCATACGACCGTCAGTCTCACAAAGATAAGGAACAACGACTTCCTCAGATACCCATTTAATAACATTAGGGTTCTCGTCACACCACTTCATTACGTGGCGTTCCCACATGCTTCGGTACACTACATTGTTAGCATCCCCAGCGTATTTGTCAGTATATGTTGGTTTGTATCTACCTTTATATGTTTTCATTCTTATTTTCGATTATAAATAGTTACAACGTATTTATAGCGAGAGATAAAAATGTCATTGAACCAAAAAGAATTTAGTCCTGGAGAATTAGTTGTACCTAAAAGAGGTTCTTCTGGTACTGTAATGGAAGACTTGATAAAGAATTATAGAGAGCCACTGTTCTATCCTGTAGAACATCAAGATCGTTATTCTGCTTCAATTACTTTTCAACCATACAGAATTCGACCAGCTGGTACTTCAGATTCTCTTGCTGAAACTGTAAAAGATGGATTGTCTGATGGTCTCGCTTCAGCAACTTCTGGTGTGGAGTCTGGTAGTTTTATTGACGCTGTATTAGGTTTCTTTGGCATCGATACTCAAAAGATTAAACAAGAAACAACGACCAATGATTCTACTGTTTCAATTGACAATACTTTAACAAACCGTACTACTGATATCGCTGATGGTATTATTAAATTATATTTACCTACTGCTTTGACATTTTCTGATGGACTTAATTATGACACTCCTGCTCTCGCTGGTATGGGTGAAGCTGCTAATCAAGCTGCGTCTCAAGGTGATAATGTACTAACTGCTTTAGGTGGTGCGGTAGTTAGTGGTGGTAAATCTATAATGGATTTAATTGTAGGTACGTCAAGTTCTGGTGGTGACTTAGCAAGACTCGCTACTGTACGTGGTATGGATAAGATTCCTGGATTAGGCGCTAGTACTGAAGGTGTTTCTATAGCAGCAGGAGTTACAGTAAATCCTAACGTTCGTACTTCATTCAAAGGTGTTGCTGTAAGAGAGTTCTCATTTACATTTAAATTTTTACCTAAGTCTCAAGAAGAGTCGCATATGGTAAAGGAAATGATAAAACGATTTAGAACAGCAGCATATCCAGAAACTATTGATGTGGGTGGATTGTCTTTAGGTTTTAAATTTCCTGAATTGTTTGACATTAAAGTTATGTATCAAACGCCAGACGGTAAGGAAGTTCGTGTTGGTCACAAGTTTCAACACTGTTTTTTGAAAGGCGTCACGACAACATACAACCCAAACACTATGAGTTTCTTTAAAGACGGTTCTCCTTCTGAAGTTGACCTAACATTAAACTTTATTGAAGAGAAGACACTAGATAAGAAAAACATTAAGGATGGTTACTAATGTCATATTTCAATTCATTCCCAAAGATACCATATTCTTTCGGTGACGGAATTGTCGCTGGTATGCAGAATCTAACTGTGTATGCTGAAGTTGTAGATGAAATAAAAAACAATGGTGCGTTTTACCAATCTTATTATATTAAGACGGGTGAACGTCCAGATCAATTAGCATATAATATATACGATAATCCTGAACTACATTGGACGTTCTACTTACTTAACGATCATATCCGTTCTTATGGATGGCCAATTTCTCAATCTGAAGTATTAACTAAAGTCAAGAATGATTATCCAGGACTCGTATTACGCACCCAAGACGAGTTGTTTCATAAATTCGAGATAGGTGTACAAGTTCGTGGTTTGATGTCAAACGCAACAGGAACTATCGTACATAGAGATCTTAAATTAGGTCACGTCGTATTAGAAGACGTTACAGGATCATTTCAGGACAACGAGTTAGTAGAAAATGTTGATACGAATGAAACTATTACTATCTGGAGTTCTGTATCCGAACACCTAGCGCCAAGATATTATGTGGATGGCGATGGTGAAGAAGTTGACTTTGATCCGTTTAGTGGTGTGGGAGAGTTGGTTAATCCAATAACTAACTACGATCATTATATTAAAGAGAACGATTCGTTACGTCAGATTGCTGTACTTAAACCTGATGTCGTCAATAAAGTCGTTAACGCATTTAAAGAAGCGATGAGGTCCTAATGACTGCGACAACACTTGAACGGTCTACGCCTATATTATTCGAATCTGTTCTGATAGAAACGGACAGAAACCCTATTCCTGTAGATATAAAACAGACCGTAACCGACATTGATGTGTATGAACATATCGATAAACCATATGTTTCTGCGAGTTTGACTTTCATCGATACTCAAGATATTGTCGGTGGTTTAGATATTAGTGGCGCAGAAAGAGTACACATAAAAGTAAAAGCGAATACCGAAATCGCATCTGTTGTTTCTAAAACATTTTATATCAGTAGAATTGTGACATCTATTAAAGGTAGTGAGAATAGTGAAATGATAATTCTTCATTTAGTAGAAGACGTTTCATATATTTCTAATTTACAAAATGTTAACAAGGCATATACGGGTACGCCTTCTGATATTTTAAATAAGATATCTACTAGTTTTTTAGGTAAAGAAATACTCACTTCAACCACTGACACACAAGATATGAAAGTGATTGTACCTAATTTAAGCCCATTAGAGTCTATGTCTTGGATTAAAAACAGAGCGACCGACGGTAAAGGATATCCATTCTTTTTGTTTTCTACTTTAGGTAAAGATAGTTTATTGTTTACTGATTTAAAAACTATGATTGAAAAGGTACCAAGTAATAATGGTTCTCCTTATATGTTCACACAATCAACTATACCAAGTGCTGACGAGAATTACTCTGATAGACAAAGACGAAGAACAATACTATCTTATGAAACTAAAAACACCGAAGATTTATATCAACTTATAGGTAAGGGTTTAGTTGGCGCTAATCATAACTATATTGATATAACTAAAAATGAAATACATAACATACAGTTCGATTTAAATAAAGATGTTATCGAAACATTAAATAAAGATGGTTCTGTTAAATCTTCTCCGTTATATTCACCTGATTACAAATATAATAATAATTCATTCAATGAGATACAAAGTCGTTCTATAACTCAAATAGGCGGCACTAACGCGTTTGAGAATAATAAAACATATTCAGAGTCAGATACCAAAGGTAGATATAGACTAAATTGTATTGGTCGTGCTATGTATGAGTTGTTATTAAAACAACCTATGTCAATACGCGTGAATGGTATAGACTTCTTACAAACGGAAGGTAACAACACGATAGGTAATAAATTAGATATAAAATTCTTACGTAATGTTAATGACCAATCTTCAAGTTCTGATAAATTTGATACTAAGAAGTCTGGTCACTTTTTATTATATTCAGCTAAACATTCATTCAAAGTAGAGAGTTACGAAATAACCTTTACTTGTGTTAAATTATCGAACGGTGAAGTATGATACCAAATAGTTTTATAGATTTTTATGGCGACCAGACTCGTTGGTTTGTCGGTACAGTTGTTGACTTGAAAGATCCTAAAAAATTAGGTCGCGTACGCGTACGTGTGTATGGTGTGTATGATAACATCGAAGATAAAGACTTGCCTTGGGCGCAGATTGTAGTACCAGTTACACAAGGTGTACACGAAGGTAAAGGTCAATACCTTGGTATGTTAGAAGGCACTCAAGTGTTTGGTATGTTCCTTGACGGTCAGAACTCGCAACTTCCTATGGTGATTGGTACGATACCGAAAGAAGGTGATGTTAATCCTAAGGCAGAATCTAACTATCCTCACAATAAAGTATATCAAACTGAGAAAGGTAACTTCAAAGAGTGGGATGATAAAGACGACCGTATAAAGGAAGGACATCATTCAGGTACATATTACGAAATGACCAAAGACGGTGTTATGAAAATCTACGCTGATACTGATGTTATCATAGAAGCCAAAGGTAAGGTAACGATTTCAGCACCCGTAGTTGATATTAGTGGTTCAAAAGAAATAAGATTAAATTCATAGGAGAATATTATGGCTAAACTCGAATTTGATATAATGGTTGTCGAAGCTGATGTAGTTAAAGACCAAAACCCTTCTGCTACTGGTAGTTTATATGGTGGCGCTAAAGGCATTTGGACAGGTACGCAAAGTGAATATGATGCGTATGAAGAATACGACGACCAAATACTTTACTTTATCATAGCAGATTAATATGGCAATTAATAAGGTATACCTTGGTGAGCGACTCGTAGAGAGAATCTACCTTGGCGAGAATTTAGTATCAATTGGGATTGGTGAAACTGTAGGTGATGTACAGTATGCTGACTTGCCTTCTATCCCGAGTCCAATTGATAGTATCATCCCACCTGTTATTAA